CCAGTGACCAGCAAAGGCGACCAGATATTCACCGCACAGCTGACACTGGAAGCGTTACCACTGCCCATCGACTCAGCCGCTGATACCGCTATTATAGAATCTTATAATCTTGCGAATGATCCGCCTGGCCTATAACGACTCGAAAACTCAAATCAACATCACTATAGGCAAAGGAAGCTTTAATCATGACTGATTTACCTAATTTCATGCTAAAGCCGCTACGTGATGGTTATGGCTTTTCAATGGCCCGCAATACTATGAGCACCCCAACTGAGTCGGGACGTACTCGACAACGTTTGGCGCGAATAGGCACACCCCATCGACTCACAGCGACTTATAAGTGCACACCACCAATGTGGGAGTACTTGACCGCCTTTTTACGCAAGTACGAAGCAAAGCCATTTTTGGCTTATCTATTATTAGACGACACTGAACACCGTTGGTATCAATGCCAATGCCTAGATGATGACGGTATCCCAGTGACCAGCAAAGGCGACCAGATATTCACCGCACAGCTGACACTGGAAGCGTTACCACTGCCCATCGACTCAGCCGCTGATACCGCCATCATTCAAGCTTATGACATGACTAACGGCAAGCCGAGCATCTTCTTTAAATTGCTCGAAAAATTGGCAAATAAACACATACCCTAGCGAAGGAGCTGCCATGAGCACTGTTGACGAAATTAATTATTGGCTAAAAGGCACGCGGGGCCAAGTACGAATTGAATGTATAGAAATAAAACACCCTTCATTTACTAAAAATTATCGATTTACACGCAATGCCATGCAAGGCATTCGCGCAAAAAATGAAGCGGGGTATTGGCTTGATTATGAATACTTGCCGATTGATATTCGCGCGTCTAGATCAGCAAGCGACTTAGAGCAAGGATTTACTATCGGCATTGGCGATGTCGGAGCGGTTATGCCGAAAGAGCTTGATCGCTTACGAAGCGGTCAATACCCACATATAAGACCAACGGTCAACTACCGTGTATATTTATCTGACGACTTGACTAAGCCAAGTATGAGCGTCTTAGGCCTTGAAATCACAGACAATCAACCGCAAAAGCGCGGTGCGGTATTTGCTTGCAAAGCAAAAGAGTTGAATAAGTCGGCAACTGGTATCGTTTATACGCTAAAACACTTCCCATCATTGCGCGGCTTGCTATGATTTTAGACTTGTCGAAATACGACGATAAACACTATCACGATACTGACTATAACTGCCTACATTTTGCCGTAGATATTTATCACGACTTGACGGGCGATGATATGTCCATTTATGTCAGCGGCTTATTAACGGGTCGTAGTCATCGAAAAATAGACATCGCAAAGTTAAGACGCTTCAAACGCTTAATACTGCCAAACGCACCTTGCCTAGCAATAATGCATGGCGAAGCGATGCATGCTGGCATCTACCATAAAAACAAAATAATCCACATCACTGAGTCGGGCGTGCAAAGTATGGCACCGCATATCGCAGAAATTAGACACGGATACATAAAATACTATGCAATCTAATATTAAATTAATTATCGTCGATGACCCGCTCGACTATGTGCAAACAGACATCCCAACCCACACGCGCCTAGGCTCAGATTTGTTTGATATGGTCAGCGACGTATACCCGAATGGTCCACCAAAAAACACTAATTGGTATCAAAACACCTGGGATACTTATAACGATGTCACCCCAATTAATTCTGAGGATATTGCAGCGTTAAATGCACAGGGCGGTACAATCTACATTGTCACCTACCCAGGCGACCCTATAACCGCTGTTTATATTGCTATTAGCATTGTCGTTTCAGTCGCAGTAGCTTTTTTAATGCCGATGCCAACAGTGCCGGGTGCAGGTTCACCATCCGCGCCGCCGAGTCCTAATAACGCACTATCGCAACGTACTAACCGGCCACGGCTCGGTGGTCGTGTGCCAGCGATATTTGGCGACGTTTGGGCAGTGCCAGACCTCACTGCACAAACTTATAGCGTGTACATTAATCATGAGCAAATAGAATATAGCGATATGTGCATCGGAGAAGGTTATTACGATATTACTGCTGCAAAAGATGAGACTACTGCAATCGGATTGATAGGAGGCGCTAACGTCAGGACTTATAACCCTGGTGTTAACGCGCACACTCAATTGCCGACACTAGAGTTTGGTAACTCGCTCACGGCCGCTGAGCAGCAATATGATAGTTACTTAACGCGCCGCTACTCATCGGTAAACGGACAAGTTCTAGCAGTACCCGAGAACTATTTGATTTGCAATAATAATGTCGTATTTGAGCCGCCAAATATTGTGAAAATTACCAGCGGCACAGGGTTTGATACCTCTATTTTTACAGTCGGAGAAACCCTACAAGTAGAAGATGCAGACTCAATATACTCACCAAGTAGCATGGTGTATAACTTATCTGGATTTTATACGATCACATCTTCATCAAGCACTCAGCTCACTTTAAATAGCCCTGAACTCGTCAACACGGCGTGGGCAACGTTATCCGCGAATGATACTCAGACGAATAATGCAAGCGCTGTGCTCAGCACAGAAAGTCGCCCATTATGGCAGGGTTGGCACTACATCACAGAAAACGATCTTGATATCGCGATTATTAATTTTGTCGCCCCGCAAGGTATATATACAACGCATCTTGATGGCGACAAATTTGCCGCTTTTGATATCGCGCTTATTGTCGAAGTACAAGGGTTGGATAGCAACTCACAGCCCTATCCTGGTGCTAACGTAGCTAAGTTTGATTATCGTTTTTTTATTTCTGGCAGAACCGCTAAGCTAAACGCCCAAGGCACCGCTTATACTTTTACAAGCTCAGAAGAAGCCCGCCAAACTGCTGCACTAACTCAAACTATCGGTTTATTTAAAAATCCAGGAGGCAGCAGAATACGAGTGAGGCGCGATAGTCGGCGACAAAAACTTGGCAAACAATATGTTGCAGATGAAGTAAAGTTTGTTGATTTGTATAGCGCTATAAAAGCACAAAATAGCCCCTTTGCGCACAACGTCAATGCCACCTTAGTTAAAACCAAAACAAAAGCAACCGGAGGTGCCACGTCTTTAAAAGAGCGTAAGCTGACATTGTTAGCGCAGCGACGCATCAAAGACTTAAGCGTATGGCAAGGTTATGTTTTGGGTAAATCTGGCGACAGCAGAAATAATTTACTCTTAACAGAGTCGGTAGATTTTAAAGGAGCGAATCAAGGTGTTATTTTACTGAAAACGTATGAAGGACTGTTTGAGACTACATGCTACCCAGTAGAAAATACAAACCAAGAAGTTAGTGTACCGCAGCTACCGGATTTCCCATTTTTGCCTAGTGCGAGCCAAAACAAGCGCGGTGCCGCTTATTATTTTGCACCAGGAATACCTACCGAAAAACTAGAGAACCAAATTCTACGCCCATCAAACCGAATCGACGATATTATCTACCACATCGCAACTGGCGAAACAACAGGCGGATTAACCAGCGCTGATTTAAACATGACGCAAATAACCGACGAAGTTGATGCTCAAATCGCTTATTTTGGCACTGATCTATGCGCGAAGTTTTGCGGCACATTTGATAACGTCGATATATCGACCGAAGAGATGATACAGACTGTCGCAAGCGCTGGGTTTTTTACCGCTTATCGTATTAACAATAAAATACATCTGCACTTTGAGCGCGCAGAGCCAAGCTCTGTTGTCACTTTTAACAGTCACAACATCACGCCTGACAGCTTTGAATATGCTGAGTCGTTTGGCGCGCGAGCTGAATATGATGGTGTTGAGGTCACATATACAGATCCAAAGGACGATGCAAAAGTAACATTGTCGTACCCCAGCGCTGGCGGTGTTAATCCGCAAAAAATAGAGCTTGTGGGCGTGCGAAATAATGTCCAAGCACACATGCAAATGATGCGCGCTTATCACAAAGACATGCTGAGCTATAGCACTTGCGCTTTCACTGGTGCAGATGAATCCGCTATCGTTATACCAACCAACCGGATAAATGTTGCCAATCAAACCCGCGCTGATACCCAGCAGGGCGTTGTAATGTCTATGAATTTAGATGTAAATAATGAAACCTTGCTCACACTAAGTGAACCCGTGGATTTTGGCACCAGCGCTAATGGAACAATATTTCTACAAACTGAAGCCGCCACCGTCGAGCGTATAATTTGTTATCAAAATATCGGCAATAAAGACACGGAAGTTGTGTTGTTTAGACCTCCTTCACAGTCGCTGAGTCTATCAGCTTCAGACGCAGTAAGATCAACCTATCAATTTGTGCCCGGCGATGCGCTCAACTCTAACAAAGACAGCTACCTAGTGACAGCAAAAGACCCAGGCGATAACCCATTCACTCATCGCTTAACGTGCGTAAATTATACCGGCAAATACTACCAAAACGACCGCGACTTTATTAAAAACAACGTGCGCCTAGACACTTAAAAAGGAGAATAATGTGGAAGTCCCTATCACCCTACAAGATTTAACTGACGGATCTTTAGATTTAAAAACGATTGATGACTTTGTTCATCTGCCATCACCCGATATGGTTACCCGACGCCTCGCACCGCCAACAAAGTCGCTAGAATACTATCTTGAATACTTTCACGGCTTAGAGCTTGTTTATAGTCAACAGTCAGGCTCAGTAACTGTAAACGGTGTCGAGACAAAAACGGTCACCCAAGCGATAAACGATGAACTCGCATCAAAAGCATACAAAGGGGATCCCGGCCCAAAAGGTGAAGATAGCGTCGTACCAGGCCCAAAAGGTGAAGATAGCGTCGTACCAGGCCCAAAAGGCCCCGCCGTGCCAATCGCCAACGGGCTTGGTCAGTCAGAAACTCAAGCAGTATCACAAAAACTATTTACTGACACAGTTACACCTGCATTCAATGACATTGGAGAGCCTGGCGCAATCAGCTTTGGCGTCGGG